CATCCTCGTCATCGTCGCCGGCGACGTCCTGGTCGTCGTCATCATCGTAATCTTCAACATCGTCATCGGCATACTCGTCGTCATCATAGAAGTCGTCATCGTCGGAGTCGTTCTCAAGCTCTTCATTCAGCTCCCTGAGCTCCTCAGCGCTGAGATCCTCGAGCTTGTCCTTTTTCTTTTTCCCGAACAGCTGCAGATTGATCGGCATATAGGATTTTTCAATGAACATGGAAACACGCTCCTTTGATTTTTTAGTAGGGTTTTCATCCCTCGGAGAGTGGCCGTATCGTGGCCCTCAGTATACGGATTATTTCGCAGCGTTTTCTCGCTCGATGCGGGACTTTCCCCGCTTTCAAGTTCATTGTAACATGGGTCAAAAAAAGCAGTAAAAAAGGAGCCTCTCGGCTCCACTAGTATAATGCTGATTTAAAGTTGTAAAATAAACTGAAGCATCATTTCCGTGTACTTATTTCTCCAATTTCTCCCTGGTCGCTATCTCCAGGATCATCTTCTCCAGGATCCTCATCGTCGGTATCATCCTGTCCGGGATCGTTGTCATCCTGATCCGTCATGCCGGGTACCTTGCCTCCGGGATCCTCATCCTTGCCCTTCGCCTTATCCTTCGCCTTGGCCTTATCTTCCTGCTGGTTGTGGATATTTCCCACAGCCCGTAAAGAGCCGTCAGGTCCAATGTTAATGGCATGTACCGCCTGCGGCTCCGGTTCATTCGAAATGATGTCGACTGCGTTTTCCCTGATGAACTCAGCGAGATCATATTTCGCCTTCGGGATTGCCAGTTTCCTGTCGACCGCCTCCCGCCGATCAGCCGGCGTATTGAGCAGTTTCCTTGCCCTTACTGCCTCGGCTATTGCACGCAGTGTTTTTGTGTCGAGTTCATCCAGTGCGGCGAAGTCCACGAAGATGTCGATCACAATCTCGTAAAAACCATCCAGGCACAGGAGCAGACCATTTGCCGTTTTCCCCCACCTGGTCACGCGGCCTCCGTAGAACTTGTCCTGTGGGAAAGCACACGCGAAGATCCCTTTTGAAATGTCCCTGTACGTGTATGTCCTACCTCCCAGTGTCGTGCTGTTGATCAGTATGCCTCTCATTTGTCATCCTCCTTTGTATTTGGCAAAATGATTTGTACCTTCTTGTCCTCATCTTTGCTGGATTCACCGGCACCGATGATCACCGGCTCACTCGGTCCCAGGTAATCGATCCCGTGCTTCCTGAGTTCCTCGTATATGTTGTGGATCCTCAGCTCCTTTTCGAACCATTCTTCGACGGTGATTGGATCCGGGGTCACTGTGCCGCAGTACCAGCAATATGCACTTCCCGGTGGCTGGTCGTACCAGCTGGCCCACCTTTCGCAATGGGCGCATACAGGGAGCTCGAACGGATCCCCGGACATGGCGTACGCGTTCTTGATGAACGCGAGCAGCTCGGCCTTCTGCATCATCAGGTGCTGCTTGACGTTCTTGGCCACGGGAGAGATCTCCTGCAGCTTCTCCAGGGCGATCAGATGGGTGCGGTCCGGTTTGTCCCAGTTGACCTTCGACTGAAACGGCTTTTTGATCTTATACAGCATTGCTTGGATACCCTCCTATCGTCTCTCCGGGGATCGATTCGTTTGCTGTTACCTGCGGGATCTGTGCTCGCATGAGGTTCGGTCTGGACATATTCTGTCCAGGCTGAGCCTGCTGCGACATAATCGATCGGATCATCCTCATGAACTGCTCTTCCTGGGGATTGCTTCTCGGGGTTTCGTCGTCGATGTCGAGGCCCAGGAGATCACCGAGCATCTTTTTGACCTTCTCGTACGTCAGGATCGGCCGCGGCATGCCGGTCTCTTCATCGGGTACCCGGAGATTTGCCAGGGTAAGGATGATGTTATACAGTGCGATCTTATTGGTCGGCAGGCCTTCACCGATCGACACATCGATGTCGAACTCGACCTGCTTGGTAACAGGTACCCTCTTGGTTTTTTTCCTTTTCTCTCCGGTCTTTTTGTCGACTTCGTAAATCGGCTCGCCAGTTTCCGGATCCTTTTCCTCCTCGTCTTTATACAGCTGCATGAACTTCGGCTCCGGTACCTCTCCCCTCTTCTCGAGGCCGGCCGCGATCCTGGCCTCTCTTTCTGCCCGCCAGCTATCGAGGTAACTCTGGTCTGCAGGTACAAGCACCGGGATATTTGCCAGCTCACGTGCATCGATCCACTCGAAGTCATCATTTTCAGATACCCTGAACGCCTTTGCAGCGTCCCAGTTTTCCATCATGAGGCAGAGGCAGTATTCAGCGACATCGGCAAGGGTGTCGGAGAGATCCGTCTTTTTGTCATCCATCCCGCGTTCAGCCTCGGCCATCTCTATGCTCGCCTGGCGTGCCGTCATGATTCTGCCGGTGTTGGTCCCGGTCTTAAGGCTCGAGAACCTGATCACGCGCTGAGCCTCCTGGATAACGAGGCCGATCAGTTGGAAGATTACCATGTTGAGGCCCTTGCCCTGCGATTCCTTGATGTTCACGTTCGGATTCCTGGCCGGGATAGGATGCCTGGGATCTCTCTTGCCGGCCGCGAAATCCTCCGGATCGATATGCGCTGCAGGATCCACGAAGGTTGCCGTCTGGGCCGAATGCCTGCAAGCGATGACGCACTCGTTCCAGAGGTTGTTCATAAGGATCTGCAGCCTCTTCAGGAGCTTGCCGTCGCTGAATCCATACAGGCTGTTTTCCCTCTCGTAGAGGACCGTGATGAAGTACGGGTACTGGTTGCGGACCATTGTATAATACGGCTCTTTGGGATCACTCTCCGAAATGATGATCCCGCACTTGCTCATCTCGATCAGCTGCAGGTTGCCATACTCATTGTTCCTGGTCCATATGTGCAGCAGCGTGAACGAGTCCTTATCGTCGCCGCTTTCTTCGCCGCCAAAGTCAACGACACTGTTCCCCAGGGCGATCGCGTCCGCGATCTCATCCATCGTCTTGCCGTTGATCGGCTCCCTGGTCTTGTCCCGGCGTAACTCCATTATCGACACAAGACCGATCTCCTCGATAATGAAGTCAGCCTCTTGTAGTCGCATGTAGTCCTTGATCTTACCGTCGACGAATACTTTCGTCGGTGACGGACAGGTGATCTTCGGCATCCCGAACCCATCAAGCGCGTCCGGATCCCATACTACCTTGAACCATGCGGTACCGATATACCCACGCCGGCGGCGTTCATGCCGCTTGATCAGCTTCCGGATCTTGTTCTTCTTAAAGCACCAGGTCGTCAGGATTTCGGCCGTATGCGCAAACTGGTGGTCGCTGAATCCCTGGCCTTTTATCGTTGGCTGCGGATCCACGTCAAGGGTCTGGATCTGTCCTTCAATTGACGGGTTGATGATCGGGACAAAAATGTTCGGGTCATCCTCGTTTTCCGGATCATCGATGTCGGCGCCATACAGCCGTTCGAGCTCCTCCCATTCTTCCTTCCTCCCATCCATCTCAGCAACGAGCGTATAGTAATGCTGCAGATAAAAATCAGCCCGTTTCTTCTGCTCTTCTGTCATTATCTCGTCCCGGATGGTGTTGAACTTGTCGGCATCCTGCTCGTACTTGTCCTCGTATATCTCATCTTTTGCCTCGTACCGGGATATCACCTCGGGATTTGTATATCCCTTCGGCGGCCGCTGTACCCGGCCGTCCTTGCCCCTGGTGAAGGGTCGCATATTGAACCATATCCTTGCCATATCCTTTGTCCCTCCGATCAGTCGATATCGTCATCATCCATATCGTTATATCCTCGCAGGAGGTTTCGATACGATAGCAGCCCGTACTGTCCCTCAAGCGGGTTTTGCTTCCTCAGGCCCAGGCGGTCGATTATCCACTCCAGCTTTGCCCCAACGATAACGCCGGCCGCGAAAATGATCGCGCCGGCAAGCATAACGATACCTGTCATTTTGCATCCTCCACTGCTTCCTGAAGTGCCTTCAACTGTTCCTGGATAAACTGCCTTGCCCTGCGGAGCCGTTTTTTGTCCCTCTTGATCTCCATCGCTTCGCGGAGGGTCCTGGCGTCCTGCTCCGCTCTCCAGCGTTCTTCCTCCTTGAGGTATTCAGATTTGTTATATCTGGCCTTTACTTTTGCCATGCATCGCTTCCCTCCTCTTTGACAAACTCAAGCGGGTATATCCTGACGAATGTCTTTATACTCAACGTCAATATCCCAGTCCTGGATCCGGAGAACCCTCTGCAGATGATGAACGATCCTGGTCATTTCCTCAATAGGTGGCAGCTTGTTTTCTTCCATGGCATCCTCCTCAGTGTTTCTTCTTTTTCTTCCTGACTCGTGCTGGCAGGTGCTTCCCTTTACTGGCCCGGTTCCATTCGTCGACGTCGACGCCCTGGCGCTCGAGCTTGCGCCGGTTGGCGTTGAAATATCTCCTCTGGGCCTCGGACTTGTACGGCATCCTTTATCACCTCTTAGCGAGCAACCACGATCTTGCTTCGCGGCTCAATGTATGTGATCGACACGATAAACGTCGGGTTTATCTCAACCCTGTCGACAAACTCGCCATTGCACAGCGGCTTATGCAGGACGATCGTTTCCTCGGTGTCCATCGTGACGTTCCGGTTATCCGTGAAGATCTCATCCCGCAGCGTCTTTATGATCGCTCCGCCGTTTTCGCAGACATATGCATCAAACGCCTCCTGGGTCATCGGCCTGTTCCTGAAATACTCATAAACCTTACTCATGCCCTATCACCTGTCCCCTTTCGATCATCTCTCGTATTTCCGCTCTGGATAATCCCTTGTCCTCTAATTCATCTACCGTGTATTGCCCTTTCAGCGGCTTTTTGGATTCCCTCGCCGGCTCGGGCCTCGACATGACGAAGTACCTGTCGACGTCCTGCGGATGGTGTTCGCTGTCCCTGGATATGTCCTCCGGGTTTGTCTTGCTCTGCTCGCAGCTCGGGTATGTCCGGATCGTGTTCGCGCAGTCACGGGTAAATGTCAGCAACGCAGTCTTTTTACCATCGGGGCCTTCGAACGGCTCAAACCATTCATGCAGCCTGCGCCACCCATTCTCCAGCGATTTTGACGCCTGGATCATATAAAGGCCATACTCAGCAAATACATCGGCCGTGCTCTTTCCTGTGTCCCTGCTCGGCGTCCAGGCGTCGGTATCGGCCACGATGTACTCAAACCTCATCGGCCTGTTGTCATCGTTATAGTAAACGCTGCGTCGCAGGATCTCTTCTGCCTGCTTACGGTCCGTCACCCTGTGAGGGTAATACTCCCGGAAGCATCTGGCCCATCCATCCGGGCTGATCGCGTACCACTTGAAACATGCGTGCGATGCATACCCCGGGTCGTAGGCTCCGACGATCCGCCACCGTGCATTGTTCGGTGGCTCCCAGCTGTCGACAACATGGATCTCTTCGTCCCATTCCGGGAAAAACGCACCTTCGCCCACTGTGAAGGCGTCAGATTCGTTTGCTGGGTACTCCTGGCGGTACGTGTTCGGCAGGTTCTTCTTTGTATCTTCATACCAGGCGTCAGTTCGCCGCGGATCCGTTCGCCAGTTCAGGAATATTGCAAAGAACGAGTTTTGCCCCGCCTTGGCCGCGTTCCAAACGGTCTCGAACCATGTCCCCCTTTTGCCGGTACTGAGGCCTATCACCTGTCCACCTGTCGGCCTGTTGATCGTCGGATACGCAGCTGTCCAGATCTCCTCTGCAAACTGTTGGTACGCCCACTCGTCAATGATGACCAGCGATGATGTAAAGGAACGTCCTGCGTTTGCAGATGCCGGGAACGCCTGGAACTTCGCCGCCTCTCCCCCTGGATGGTATATAGTGATCAGGTGCAGTGTGGCCGTATACGTCAGGCCGGTCCATCCGGTATCCTTTTCGTCGGCTGGCTGGATCAGCCACCTTGGCAGGTACTTGAGCATGAAGCCCATCCTATCGACGAGCTCCATTGCTTCTGTGTCACCTCTGGAAAGGCCGACGACGGTATACCCGGGGTTAAATATCATTTTCCAAAGTGCATAGGCCAGCGCCAGCCATGTCAAGCCAAGCTGTCGGGCCTTCAAAATAATGATCAGGCGGCGTATCTGGAGCTCCTTGATAACATCCCGCTGTTTCGGCCACATTTCGAGTTTCTGGACGGTCCCAGGGACGTCCCTGTCAAATATGTGGACGAACTTGTCAATGAAATACTCACAGCTGCGCCGGGCTTTCTCCTTTTGGACTTCCTCAAGGCTCGGAGTCTGTTGATGCTTTTTCGAGTAGTTTTTCAAGCTGATCCAACTCCTCATCTGTCAGGTTGGATAAGTCCACATCTTTTTTTACATGCACATCAGCTGTGACGTTGCTTTGTACCTCAGTCTTGCGTTTGAACTGATCAGGCAGCTTGTTAGTAAGATAAAATTCAATGGCATTGGTGTCGGGTGCCATCTGCTTTCTGACTTTCTTGGTGACGACCATGCGTTTCTTCGGCGGCTTGTCAGGATCGTCGGACGGGATCTCCACCGGCTCCTTTGTGATCTCCTCATATGTGTAGCCGATGCAGCGCTTGTAAAGCGCGTTGATTACGCTTTGGTGTCGGTATTGGTGCCCCTTCTCGAAGGCCTCCGCAAACTCCGGATATTTTTGCTTCCATTCATACAGCGTAGATTCCGCAATCCCAAGCCTTGCGGCTATTTCATGGTTCACGATACCTTCCTCTACCCACTTCCTGACGTCATCGCACATTTCCGGACGATATTCCGTCGGCCGACCTACCGGCCTGGCCTCTTTCGCCTTGGGTTCCCTGCCTCTCGGCACCTTCCTCCACCTCCTCCAACTCAATGATAACATTCATTTAAAAAATCACTAAAAACGCTACTTTTTTATTTGTTTTTTAATTATTTTCAAAATAAAAAAAGCCGCCCTTTTTCTGAGCGGCCTGGGAACATATTTCTAATCACATTCCATCGTTGCCAAAAACAAAGGTGGACTATCATATACGGCCTTTCCTGCTAATGCGAATTATCCAATTGGCTTAATGCATACCGTTATGACCTTCTCCCAATCATAACTGTTTACCTTGTTTCTTGCCTCCTCTTCTGTCAGGCTCTCATTGAACATTAATTCATCAACCAGTGTGTCGAAATCATTTGATTTGCTGTAAACACACTCTTCGCTCATCCAGATTTCGTCGATTTCTGCCTTTCCCCAATCCGCCATCCAATAGCTGAAACTATCATCATGTACACATTCTGTATCAACCATCGGGACTATCCTTAATTCCGGATTTTCCTGTACAAGACTTAACAATTCCTTAATGCTTTCCTGTTGAACTTTCATTTTTTCTTCCATA